CTTCCTTCCCTATCTCCATAGATTTGGCAAAACTCCAATCGAATCCATTCGCCAAAGCGAAGCCAACGTACATGAGAATCACAAAGCCAATAAGATACGGTGCGTTCTTCTGGATCAGCAAGTCACCGAAGAACTCATAACCAGCCTCTGCATAAGATGAGTAGTTAGCATCACCCCAGTCAAGAAACTCTTTACTGGAGAAACCTGCCATAGTAATCTTACCTGTTCCACCATCTCTTGCGATAAGAACAATAGCAGGGTTGCCAGTGGCATAGTCAGAAAGCTGTGTGGAGATAATGTCATCAGTCCCCTGCACAACATCGTCGCCAGTAGGAAGGACTACATCAAGCTCTAGGTTGTCTGCACCATAGCCAACGTAGAATGAGCAACCAAGAACGTAGTCAGTGTCAGTATCCTGATCTTGAATGGACCAAGGATAGAAAGCCTGAAGTGGGATATCAAGAATTAGAGCGTTGTTGACTTTGTTGACGGCTGTCTCATCAGACTTGGGATAGAACCAAAAGATTTTCTTATTGATCCTGTCATACACAGAAACAACGTCAAGCTTTTTAGCCTGAGGAATGTTATCCCAGAAAGACTGGATAGTGGACAGAGAGATGTTCTGCTCTGCTGCCTGACCAGAAGCCTCATCAAAAGCTAGGGTGTGAATGCCGTAGGGAGACCACCAGAAGGGTACACCGTCAGCCTCTACGAAGGTCTGAGGAGACAGCATACCAATGTTGCTAACACGGCGTATGGAGTACTCAGTGGCACGGAACACGTTGTCCACACCGTTGATAGACCACACACCGTTGTCGGCAAAGACCAGAAGCAGAGGCCCGAAGGTATACAGAAGCTTGATGTTCACCGCATCAGGAATCTTAATCACACCACCATCAGTATCCAGAAGGTCACTAATGTCTTCTGAGGTGGGGTCGTTAATCTGAAAGCAGTCCCCCAACTCCTTTAGAGTTTCAATCTGACGAGAGAAGAGAATAGTGCCTGCGTTCTTTGAGCTTTCAAGGCCAGCGTAGAACACTCGACCTGCAAAAGCTACCACAGACTTAAAGCGAGAGTTTTCCGCCTCGGTGGGTAGACCAGCGATACCAGAGGCACTCGATCTATTCTTGTTGAAGAAGTCAAGAATAAAGTGACCGTTGCCAATAAGGGTTGTGCCAGAGAAGATAGCTTCCCACTCAGACACAGAGAAGTTACCGCTACTATCCTTGCCAGCATACCAAGGAAGCGTCAGGGGAGGGTAAGCACTCTTGCTGCTGATGTAGGTACTAAGGGCAGCAGAGCCTTTAGTTCCAGTCCAGCCCGTGTTAGCCGTGTCGTACTTACGGACATTAGACACAGAGGCAGTGGCAAGTTGTGTGTCGTAGGTAGTCTTGTCCCCTTGCCACTCAAAGTCACGAACACGAAAGCTGATAGTGCTAACGGTCAGGGTGCTGGTTGAGTTATTACGCTCAATGTAGATGGTGTTGATGGCAGGAGAGGCTACAACAAGAGCACCGTTAATCGAAGCAAACTGACACTTCACGTTACCAGAACCAACACCACCAGCAACCTCATAGCTGGCAAGGTTTACGGTCTGAGCTACTTCGTGGGACGAGTAGGGTAGGTCAGCTTTGTTGTAGAAGCGCAGTGTAGAGCCTACTTGAAGGACAAGAAACTCCAAGCCAGCCTGACCACCTACGTTGAGCCAATCCCCTGTATGAAACAGAGTTGAGGTGGTTACAGTGAATGAGGACAACACATTGCTTGCTTCGTAGGCAACACCAAGCCTGCGACGACGAGAGCCATCCCGACGAAGGTCACAGTTCAGTTCATCAACAGAAGCATCCTCAGGGAAGGTAAGCTCACCACGCTCAGTGATCAGACCCTTCACGAATGTGTTGATGTTCTTCTGAGTGAACGACTGAGACATCTTTAGCTTTCCGTTTCTCTCGTTCCTGAGCCAAGAACTCTGACTTGGCAGCGAATGTTTCTTTCCTGTTATTTAGGAAAGCAGTTACAGCAGCTTTGGCTTTCTTCATCGAAGAGTATTTACCGCTCAAGTCAGCAGGAAGAACACCCTTCTCAAGACTAATCTCGTAGAAAATAAAACCGCTGTTGTCCTTCTTGATATAAATCTCTGTCTTCATTTTGGGTGAACGACAGATGCAATACTTCTTGTCAGGATACTCTTCAAATTCGACCATTAATACCTACCGTAGTGGTTACGGATATTAGGGCGCTTAGTGCGGTACATGTCGTTCTGAGTGTAACTCTTCAGACGCTTAGCTGCCTGCTCAATCTTCGGGTCTGCTCCTGCCTTGAACAACGAGAAGCAGGTTGACTTAGCTTCAGCCAGAAGGTAGGGGAACAGGTTGTCGTCAATGTCAGGGGTGAAGCTGTCGCTGACTGTGAACGTAGGGTACATAGTGCCAAACGCTCTGGTCTTGCTGGCTGCAAGAATAACCTCAACAGAACTGTCGTAGCTATTCATCACAATATGCTCATCGTCAAAGCTAGTGTAGAACGATGGCATCTCATTGTCGTACACAAAAATCTTTGCGGTTGAGTTAACGTCAGTAACCTCCACCACATTCGTATCGCTAGACGAAGGCTGACGAGTCAAGAAGATCAGAGGCTCTACAAACTCAATTTCTTTGTACTCCCAAGTCCCATCAGTGGCTACGTTGTACTCAACAAGGTCAAGCTGCTTGGTGCCGGTGGGGTACTTGAAGTGTGTGGGACGAGTGTTGTCCGACAGAGACGTAAGGTTAATAAGCCTGCTGTGCTCTGGAATATGGCGGTTAGAGATTAGGTTGTAGTATGTGTCCTCAATGACAGAAGCGATCTGTAGTGCTTCTACAGAGTCATCGATTGAGTTTACCTGCTCTGAATCCATATCATTCAGAATACTCTGAACAAGCTCAAGGAGTGTCCGTTTCATCAGGCAGGAACCCCCATGACGTTCAAGCTTGCAGAGGCTACAAGAAGAGTAAAGGCTGCACTGCCCTTAATAAAAACCTCTAGGTAATCATTTGTTGAGAAGGTGGTGTAAGCGTTAAGGTTAGCATCACGCCACTCACCACTCACTGCTGTGACAATGATGTGACCGTTAGGCATGATCGTACCGTTTTTGTAGAAGACAATCTCTACATCACGATCAGTACCAGAGTTGTTCTTAAGGTTTAGGGTAAAGGCTAGAGCAGCTACAGAATCTTCCGTACCGCTGTAGATAAGACGGGCATTAGGGCTGGCAGTTCCAGACCACAACTCAGACACAGCTACCGTAAAGGTAGGGTTGAGTACAGTGTAGCCAGTAGTAACACTGTGGGAGTAGGCAGGCGTAGCTGAGTCAAAAGCTAGATAGCCATTGATGTAGTTATGGGCAGGGGTCCAAGCCCCACTACCAGCACCATCTGCTACATAAACATCACCAGCAGTAGCTGTCGATACACCCTTAGGCTCATGCAGGTAAGGGTCAGTCAGAGTATTATGATTGACGTTTGCCATTGTCTCTATCCTATAAAGGAGTCATATCCTTATGGAGCCTGTAGGGCTATTATACACTATTCGGAAAACTTGTCAATACTCTTTTTGACAGGCTATCGAAATAGTGTAGGGGTGGCACCCTAAAGCACCACCCCAGTGTTATCAGACCTTGATGTACTCGACGATCAGGGTAGCTTCACCGCCCGTGAAAGCAGCGGTACCGTAGATGGCACCGATGTAGGCAGCAGCCGTACCGACCGTGACCACACCAGCAACCTGAGCACCGTTGCACTGCACAACGTCACCGTCAGCGTCGATGGCAGTCAGAGCGATTACGTCATCAATGCCGTTAGCATCGATAGCAGCACCAGCAGCGGTGTAGGTGCCGATGGTCAACGTAGCCGAACCACCCGAAGTGGCTGCGTCAGTGATGACCAGATCAGCGTTGACAATGATCGCACCGGCAGGAATAGCAGCTTCCAGCGGGTCGATGTTAGCGGCACCAAAAGTAGCACCAACGTCAGCCAGCGTGAACTTCTTCACGATAACCTGACGCACACCACGGGTGGTGACGCCTTCGTCGTTGGGGGTACCTTGGGCTTTGTCCGTGAGGACATAGAGGCCGTCAGCGTTAGTGTAGGACATGTCTATCCCTCCCTATTACACGTTGGTTTTCGTGACAACACGAACCATGTTTTCCGGGCGGTACAGCTTCACACCGTAACGAGCCGTGGTCACGAACTCAGTACGCTGGAAGTCTTTGTTGTACTCGGTGTCAACCTCAGGCATCTGACGCCATGCGCCAACAAAAGCCTGAGCGACAGGAGCCGCCGAGAAGAACAGGTTAACCTTGCCGTTGTCCGACGAGAAGTCAACGTTAGCAGGCGTACCAGCTTTGTTGGCCAGTGCGCTGTCGGTTGCGTCAGCAAGGTAGTTCGAGGTGTACACGTCAAAGCCGTACACGTTCTTCACAAAACGCATACCAGTGGCGATACCCTGATTGACGATGCCTTCCCACATGCGGTTGTTAGCAACCGACACAAGGTCCGACAGCGTGTTGAGGGTGTACTCGACCGAGGGGTCAACCACAGCGATCAGGTTGGTGTCCGGCACGTTGGCCTGCTTCAGCGCGTAACGAGCACGAGCGAAGTCAGCAACAGTGATGAAAGCACCCGTAGCCGAACCAGCCCAGCGGTGGGCCACACCATCGATGGTCTCAGCCGAGTTAGCCGAAACACC